TCAGCCACCCACAAAATCCCAGTTGATGCTGTCTTTCACAGGTTCTTTTACAGGCTGGGGAGAAACAGCGGCAGGGTTCTGCGCCATCCCGGTTATGCACCCTGCCAGAAAGACCGGCATCGTCTCCCGCAAAGTATCCCGCACTGCATCCACGATTTGCTGCACAAACTGTTCCTCGCGCGCTCGCGTCTCCAGATAAGGGTCATCCTGCGTCTGGTAGTAGCGGTCAAAGTAGTCCACCACCGCTGTGGCGACCGCTTGGTTGTACGACTTGAACACCGATTTATCCATCGTCTGCAAATACTGCCATGCTTTCCGCTGCGGCTCTTTGCCAAGGTTGAACCGCAGGTTGGTCGTCCGTATCTCCGACACGGTTTCACCCTCGGAGCATCTGGCGGTAGGCCATGTACTCGTACCCCTTGGCAGCGGCGCAGATGTCATCCACAATGGTGACTTGCTCCGGGTCATAGCTGCCGAAGTGCTTGACCAACTGCCCACCGCCGCCCACGATGGTCAAGTGCGTGGTGGCAGGGTCGTACTCGTAACTGCGCAAGGCTGCAAACAGTTCGGCTACATAGCCGGATGCAACTTCTCGAATACAGGCGAGATAGTCGGCATCGATTTTTGCCGTGCCTGTCCGCAAAATCTGCTCCACCGTGCTGTCGCTGATTTTGCTGCCAAAACGCCGAAGCACCGCTTCTTTAGCGCGGATCATGCACTGGTTCACACCGATTTTCTCCGTCCAACAGCGGCTTTCCTGCGGCTGAGAATCCGTCAAGTAGAGCAGATTCATTGTGCCGTTGCCGATGTCAGCCAACAGATGCTCTCCCTCGAAGTCTGCCAGCTGCTGAACAATGGCCGCATAGCCCTGCGGATACACCTTGCAGCCCACGATGCGAAGCTGAAACAGATTCCCATTGAAGCGGAAACGTATCGTTTCGTTCTGCATCAGATACTGCCGGAAGCTCTCACGCTGGCTGCCGACCCAGCTCAGCGGCAGCCCCACCGACAGACACAGGCTGGCGGTGAACAGCCGGTATTGCTCCAACTCTTTGGCGATGGCCGCCAGCGTCAGCAGATAGAAATCGCCGTCCGTTGACTTGTCTGCCACAAAGCCCTTGTGACCTTCTCCCACGCGGTAGAATTTACCGCCGTATTCCAGCACATCACCCTTGAACATGGGCGCGGTGTCGTAAGCGGTAATAGCCGTAGGGAAAATGGTATTGGCGGTTTTCATATTGCCATACCCTTGGTCGATGCCGATAATTGTAATGTCATTGAATTGCTTCATCGGGGAATCATCTCCTCTCTCCGTGTATCTTCTGCTCCATCATCTGCAAAAGCATTTCCTGCGATGTTTGCATGCCTGCCGGGTTGTCGTAGGATGTGACCTCAAACGTCACCCTGCCGATTTTGTGCCGATAGGCTTTTGATAAAATTTTCTTCTCTTGCCTTATAAAAAAGCCCCCTTTCGGAATGTTGCTGCCGACACCGATTTTGGTATCGGGTTACAGATTCATTTTATCGAAAGCGGGCTGCTTTAGCATTGATGGGAAATTGTGCGGAAATTGAGCGCAGGAAAATGAACATAGAAAAAGCGGCCCTCTCACTTTCGTGAGAGAACCGCTGTGCCGTCAGCCTGTTAGTTTATGGGGTTCTTGGAAAAATCGGATTCCGTTGCTTTCCAGATACTCCCGATACATCTGACGTTGTTCTTCCATAAGGGCAGGCATTTCACCATACAGTTGTCGGTAAATATTCTGAACTTCCCGCACAAGAGCATGACCTTTTTCTTCGTTGCCGGTTTCGATTTCCATAATGCCAAGCTGATAAGTTTCTTTTAGATATTGCACCAAAGCCAAAAGCATTTTCCGGCGTTTTTTCATCTGCTCGGCATGTTCCACAGCATCTTCGGAATCCTCACTTACAGGTGGGAATATTTTTTCGAGTGCAAATGGGATTTCTTTAAAAATATTCTCCGCCTTTACAATTTTGTAAGGCCCGGTCATTGGCTGGATCACGATACATTTGGACATCCGGGCCTCGGTAAAAACTACCGGGTCATAGTCCGGCGGCAAGATGATCTGTTCGCAGACCTTTGCCCGTGCTTCGCGTTTTACAAACTCACGCTGCATTGCGAAGCACAGCAGTAAGGACAAAAACTCTGCGACCTGCGCGGAAACGGAGAAATCCCGTTCCGCGTATAATGACTTTTTCTTGCTGGTGGAAATGGAAACATCCTGCATCAACAAGTCACACTCGCTCTGCGCTGCCATTGCGGGGTCCGACATAATGGTAAGTATTTTTGTTTCCATGTCCTGCGTCAGCTTTTCTTGGTTCTCACCGACAAGGTAAAAGGATGTGATCTTCGGGCTGACCCGCGCTGTGCCGTTGAGCCAGCGGCAGACCTGTCCGTTGTCGAAGGTGAAATCTTCGGCATCTGTACTTTGCAGAAAGCTGCCGAACAGCAAACAAAGTAAGTCTAATTGGTTTCCCAGCGCATCCGCATAAATGTATCTGCGCAGGGTCACCACAAACGAGCAGAAGTCTAAACGCTCCATTCGCGTACCCCCTAACTGTAATTCGGTTTTCAAGGTTCTTTCAAATTCAAATAAGCGTCATTCTTTCTGCAAGCAGGCGGAAATCTTTCGTTACCCAATCATCTGATTACGGAACTCTCCGTATTTTGAGGCGTTTCCTGCATGGATGCCGATAGAGATGAACAATACATAGTATAGCAAGTTCTCCGCCATATTGCGAGAGATGACGATGATTATTCACAAAAGTTTCAAATATTAGCATTTGCGCGATGTGCAATTTGCACACAATTCCCGCTCAATGACTTTTGCGGCGGCAGTCCGTATACTTGAAAAAATCAAGCAAAAAAGAACCGCCATTCAGCAAAAAATGTGTCGAAAGCCCCTACACAAATCGTGCAAAGAGAGTTATACTACAGCTGGCAGACATCCTGAATCGCTGTTCGGAAAGGATGGAAAATGAAAGAGAAACAGCTACAGGATATTACCGCTTTATATGGCAGATTGAGCCGCGATGATGAAGTCGGCGGCGAAAGCATGAGCATCCAATCCCAGCGCGCCATTCTGGGGCAGTATGCCAAGGAACACGGTTTTACGAATTGCCAGTTCTTTATGGATGATGGCTACTCCGGCACAAACTTTGACCGCCCTGCATTTACTGAAATGATGGAACTGGTCGAGCAGCGGCGGGTGCGAACGATTATTGTAAAAGACCTGTCGCGCCTTGGCCGCAACTATCTGGAAGTCGGGCGCTACACGGAAGTAATCTTCCCGGAGAATAAGGTGCGGTTCATTGCCATCACGGATGGCGTGGATTCCGCTGCCGGAGATAACGAATTTGCACCGTTCAAAAATATCATCAATGAATGGTATGCCAAGGACATCAGCCGCAAGGTCAAGTCGGCGTTCAAGGCAAAGGCACTGCGTGAGGAATACACGGGCGCGTACCCGCCGTATGGTTATGACCGTGACCCCAATGACCGCCACAAGCTCGTTCCGAATCAGTACGCATGGGTCATCAAGGAAATTTTTCAAATGGCGCTTGCGGGTAAAAGTTGCAGCATCATTGCAAAGGAACTGGGCGAAAAGCAAGTTCTCCGCCCACAGGCGTACCTGCACGAAAAGTTTGGAACTTTTGCGTCAGATATTGTTCTGACCTATCCGTATGCGTGGGATCACAGCACGGTTCGTGCCATTCTGATGAATCAAGTCTACATCGGGAATATGGTGCATTTCCGCACCGGCACACAAAATTTTAAATCTAAAAAGATGATTTGGAAGCCCGAAACGGATTGGGTCGTTGTGGAGGGAACGCACGAAGCGCTGGTGGATGCCGAGACTTTCTGGACGGTGCAGGAACGCATCAAGGTCAAGCAGCCGGGCAAAAAGCGCAGCGAGAATAACATCTTTCGCGGCATCATGTTCTGCGGGGAGTGCGGCAAGCGCATGGCATTTTGTAGCCGCAAAAAAGATGAACGCCGTAAGTCGCTGGGTACATTCAGCTGCAACGCCAATCGGCGCTACGGCGGCAAGGTGTGTACCACGCATTATATCTCGCTGGAACAGGTCAAGGCTATCGTTCTGGCGGACATCCGCCGCCACGCTATGCTGGCTGCCGAGGATACTGATGCGTATGCGGACTATCTGATGGGGTTGTCACAGGCCGGGCAGCTGAACGAGCAGAAAGCCATGAAAAAAGAGTTGGACGCAGCCCAGCGCCGCCTGTCCGAACTGACCACGCTGGTGCAGCGCATCTACGAGGATAACGTGTTCGGACGGCTCTCGGATGACCTCTATCAGACCCTATCTGCCAAGTATGAAGCGGAAACAAAAGAATTGAAAACCCGCGCCGCAGAAATTCAAGCGTTGCTTACAGAAGCAACCACCAAAACGCAGGGCATACAGGATTTCGCCGATTTGGTCGCCCCGTATGCCGATATTACGGAGTTGGACGAGGAACTGGTTCACACGCTGATTGAGAAAATCATCGTCCACGAGAAAGAGATAATTGACGGTGAAACGGTTATGCGCATCGAAATCTACTACCGCTTCATCGGCAAAACCAGCGATTGTCTCAATCGCTCCGTAGCCCCCATAAAAACAAAAACAGAATCCGTCGTTGCAACGGATTCTATTGCTTGACGAATGTGGTGCGTAAAAAGTAAAGCGCCCGCGCCCTAAAAACAGCCCGCGGGGCTGTTTTTGCCCCGCGGTACGCTGGACGCGGGGCCCGGGCTTTTCGATTCCCACACGGGTCACCTTTTACGCCCGACACCTATTAAAAAGCGCATACAAAGAAAAAAGCACTACCTCAAATGAAGTAGTGCTTTTTGGTGAACCAAACCCGAGCAAAAACGAACCGCGCTCTCGGTCGTTTGCTCGGTATTTTTCCCGTGTAAAAATCTCTCTTTGCTATTGTTTGCGGCGGTTCCGTTATCGGGGCAGCCGCTTTTTTTGTTTTCCGGGCCCGGCGGGAGCGGCTCGACGTCGCCCACGCTCTCAAGCATTTCGGCGTAACTGATTTGTTTACCGCCGCGCACGTTGAAGTAAATAACGATTCGGTCGTCGTAGACGTACACGGAATTTATGAACGTCTCGACAATGCGCCGCCGAAACTCGGCCTCGAGGGGGTCGCCGTTGCAAAATTGCTTTAACCACGCAACGACCTCGTCGCGGGTGTACGTTATGGCCGCCGCGATCTTGAGCCCGGAGAGCTCGGCCTCGAGCTCGCTTTTCTGCGCCTCGAGCTCGACGACGTGTTTATTTATACGATCGACCGCCGCCGCGCTGGGGGCCGCAAAGAGCAAGTCGGTCGTTTTGTCGAGATCACGGTCGAGCTTTGCAATGCGGGCCTCGAGGGCGCTGACACGTTGCCCGTCAAAGCTCTCTTTGTAGCACTCGACGACGCGATCGGCGATATACTCGAGCCGTTCCGGGGCCAGCACATACGCGCACGTTTGCTCGACGATATACCACTCGAGAAAATCTTTGTCCTCGGTTTTCTTTCCACAAGCCCGCTCGCGCTTTTTCGTCCTGCAAATATAATGCCTGTAATATTTACCACTGCGCCCCTTGCCACCGCCCGACATGAGCGGCGCACCGCAATAACCACAAAACGCCTTGCCGCACAAAATGAACGGCTCGGCCGCCTTATATGCGGCAGGGGCGCGGCGGTTCTTTTCGGTACGCGCCCGAGCGGCCTCAAAAAGATCGTCGTCGATCAGCCGGGGCCACTCGACGGGAATACCGCGCCACATACCGCGGCCCGTGTATTTCTCATTCCTCAAGATCGAGCCGATTATATTGTCGCTCACCTTGCGCCCGTTGACTTTTGTATCGAGGCCGCGGCGCTGCATTTCGCGGTATAGCTCGGCGGGCGTCTCCCCTTTTGCGTATGCCTCGAAAACGTGTTTGACGAACTCGGCCCGATCGCCGTCGGGAATGGCGATCTCGCCCTCGAGGCGATACCCATACGGCACAGAACCCGTATTATGCAAGCCTTTTTTTGCGCTCGTCGTCATGCCGCGCAAGACCTTTTTTCGGAGGTCACGGCTATAATACTCGGCGGACGCCTCGAGAATTGCCTCGAGAATAATACTCTCGTCGCCCTCGCCGATATTTTCCATTGCGGAAAGAACCGAAACGCCGTTTTGCTTGAGCTTGTGTTTATAGAGGGCGCTGTCGTATCGGTTACGGGCGAAACGGTCGAGTTTCCAGACGATAACGCGGTCGAACTGCCGTTTTTTACTGTCGTCGATCATGCGTTGAAAATCTGGCCGCTCGTCTGTTTTACCGCTGATCGCGCGATCGGCGTACATACCGACGACCATGAGCCCGCACCGCTCGGCATAAGCACGACAATCGGCTATTTGATCTTCAATACTGCGCTCGCGCTGGTGGGTACTGCTATAACGGGCGTAGATAACCGCCCGCGGCGTACCGTCAAACTCGGCCCCGGCGGCCTTTTTTTGTTGTGCCATAATCACTCGCCCAACATGTCGTAAAAAGCGCCCTCGTCGATAATGGCAAGGTTTGCGCCCTTTTTCTGCAAATCCTCGGCTTTTTTCAGCTTGCCAGTTTTGCCGCCCTTTACAGAGGCGCAATAATCTGTAGAGCCGACAACGAGAAAGTCGGTTTTCTTTGTGACACCGTTGCCGACGGAACCGCCGATATTTACGACGGCTTGCGCGGCCTCGGCGCGAGTCATACCGTCAAGAGCGCCAGTAAATACGCATACCTTGCCGAATAGCGGGCTCGTTTCGTCGGGCTCGCCCTCGGCAACCAGCGCGGCGAGGTCGAGGCGGGAGCCGCTCTTTCCGCTGTGCGACTTGAACAGCGCGGCGAGGTCAACACCGTCGTTCTCGACGTGCTGGCGCATTGTCTCCAAACACTGCGCGGCCGCCAGCGCGTCGGCGAGGCCCCTGTGCTCGGGCAACTGATTCACGCCGAGATACTGCGCGACCGTGGCGAGCTTGCGGTCGGGCAAATCGGCATACAGACGGCGGGACAGGCGCAGCGTATCAACATAGTCGTTCGTAGGAACGGACAGGCCGCACCGCTCGGCGCTGTCATACAAGAAATTCACATCATACGCGACACTGTGACCGACAATAACGTCGGCCGCGACGAAATCGAAAAAGGCGGGCAGTTCTGCCGCAATCGGCGCGGCGCTCTCGAGCATTTCGTCTGTAATGCCCGTAAGCTCGGAAACATAGGGGTCAAGAGGGGCCGAGGGCTTTACGAGGCGGGTATATTCGGCGACGGGCTTGCCGCCGCGAATACGGACGGCCGAGAGCTCGATAATCTCGTCGAACGTGGGAGAGAGGCCAGTTGTTTCAATGTCGAGGGCAACATAGTCGAGAGGCAGGGCGACAAGGCTCGAACCTTTTAAGGGGCGCTTTTCAGAAATAGAAATCATAGCAAAAACCTCTTTCCAAAATTTGTGCAATGACCCCGGCGGGGCCTTGCTGTATTATGTTATACTGGGCCGCTATATGTAAAACACAAAGACAACCCAAACACCACGGACAAAAAGCGGTACTGTTATTTTTTCGCCCCTGCGCGGTGCTTTTCCAGTTCAACCGCGTCGGAAACGGCGCGGACGGTTTCGGCGGCGTCGGCCGCGACAGCGCTGAAACGGGTGCTTTCCACATATTCACGCTCAAGGGTTGCGTCAACGGCAGCCTTGCCGCGCTCGTCGAGAGCGCGGTATTTTTTTAGCATTTTCCACTCGGGGAGAGAAACGCCGCCGTCGTTATCGTCGAGGCCAAGGAGCCAAGAAGAACTAACGCCGAGAACCTCAATCAATTTCTTGATTTTGAAAAGGTCGGGTTCTCTGTTTCCCTTTTCGTAACCTGTATATGTACTTTTTGCGACGCCGATAGCCTCGGCAAGCTGTTCTTGCGTGAGCCCCTTTTCTTTGCGAGCGAACAAAAGTCTTTCACTAAAAGTCATGGTATAACCCCCTCGTTTTCTTATATAATACATTGCTGCACGGGAGCCGTCAATACAAAAGATTGCATTTTGCAAACAAAATTTAGCAAAATGCGTTGACAAGGTTGCGTATTGCGACTATAATGAGCTTGTAAGGACGCAGAACGCAAACATTTTATGGAGGTGGTTATATGTTTCGCAACCTCGAGGCAGAACAGCGCCGAGCAGGAATGACAAATACGGACGTTGCAGAGTATCTCGGCGTGTCCCGCGCAACATACGAAAACAAGAAAAAGGACGGGAAATTTACTCGCCCGGAAATCGTAAAGCTCTTGCGCCTGTTTAATTGCAAATTCGAGTATCTGTTCGACACGGACGCAAACAACAACCCGGCGGCATAAGAAAGGCGGCAGACAATGGAAACAAAAGAGAGCGCCCGCGCGGCGCTGGACGACTACGGCGTTACCTACTGCGAAAAATGCGGCGCCGAATTACTTTGCAATGAGTGCGGCGATATGCCAGAAATTTGCCCGCACTGTGGGCGGGTGATTGATTGGAGCGCTTTCAAAGCGACGGCGAGCGCCCGTGCTTTCGGCCCCGATGATTTTCCGCCGCTCGTCTATGCGCCGTGTGCGGTGAGATGACGCTCGGCGAATTACCCGCGGCGATACCGCCCGCGACATACGTTTTTATCGCCATTGACCGACAGCACCCGGGCCGAGCAGAGGGCACGATTTACGGCCCGCGCGAGGATTTGAAAATTCCGCAAGACCTAGAGGCGGCGTCCGTTACCTGCCTCTATCCCGAACGTTTCGGCAACCGAACCGCGGGCGGTCTTGCAATATTTGTGAGGGAGTGAAGCAATGTATATCAATATCCCGGACGGATTCGAGCTCGTAACACTGACCCGCAACGACCTAAACTATTTGCGGGAAGTTACGAAAAATCTCGAGGAAATGCTCGCAGACAATGGAATCACCGTCAAGGCGAACGACATGATCGTCACGTTCTACATTCCGAGCGGGTGCGTACGTGGAACGACCGTCGCAAGAATTGCGGCCCGCAATATTCCAGCGGCAAACAGGTGCGTACAGTTAAGCCGCCTCGAGCGGCAGGGTTTGACGCGGGTTCCGCACTACAAAAACGAAAAAGGGGCCCGCCGCCTGTACGTTGACCTCTACAAGACGATCGAGCTCAATAATTAGGAGACGGGCGATGGAAATCAATATAACCAGTATCGAGGACGCGCGGCATTACGAGCAAACCTTGCATTTTATCCGCCGCGCAGGGCAAGGCGCAGCGGTTCGCAAATACGCAGACGACATAAAACGAGGGTTAAGAGCTTTCTACCATCGCGCAAACAGCGCCGTTAAATGGCTAAAAGCAGACTATGACGGCGGTTTTGAAGTGATAAGTTTGACGGCAAAGACAGAGGAAGAGGCCGAGGCAGAGTTCAATGACCGCTATCGCTACATTTATACCCCGTCGCAATATGACTGCACGGGCCAACCGTTCACGCTTTCGCACAAACTGTTTAAGCGCGGCGGGCGCTGGATGGCCTATCACCACTACGCAATCGACGTTTAGGAGGCAGACGATGAAAACCGTTCACATAGTCTACGGCCCGCCGCTCGCGGGCAAGAGCACATTTGTCCGTGAGAACATGGGCCCAGACGACCTCGTTTTCGACATGGACGCCGTTCAAAACGCGCTTTGCTATGGCGCAGATCATGCGGGCAAGCCGCACACACTGGGCGCCGCAATCGCCCTGCGCAACGCTTTTATCGCATACCTCAATAACAAGAGACAAGACGCCCGCGGCGACGCATGGGTCATTATATCAAGCGCAAGCCCGGAATATTTCGCCCGCCGCTTTTTCGGCGCAAGAATTGAGGTGACGCGGCTTTTGCCGCCGCTCGACGTCTGTCTCAAGCGCCTCGAGCTCGACGAAACGCGCCCCGACAAGAGCTTTTGGAGGCAAGCGGTGCGCGAATGGTTCGACGAATACGCCGAGAAACACGGGCCCATGTACTGGGCCGACGCCGCCGCGGCGGAATCGGGGGCGCAAAATGCTTGAAACAATAGTTTTCACAGCGTTCGGCGGTGCAATGCTTTTCGGCCTCGAGGTCGTTGCGTTTTCGATGGGCGTCGCCGTGGGCCGAGAAGTCGCTCGCAAAGACGCCGATTATATAGCCGAGGACGACGACGAGACGGTTTTCGACCCACGCGCCGACCGCGAGGAATATATCGGAATGGAACACACCCACGGAGAGGACGAGGAAATCGACCCATGAAAAAGAAATTTACACAGATCGGCGTAACGGCCCTACGCGGCCCCGACGGCTCTTTTCTCCCGGCGGTTCCGCTCTACGTTGAAAGCGACCGCCTCGAGGATTTAAGAGCCCCCGACGCCCCGGCGGCAGGGCTCGACGACATAACCGAGATTTTTTCGGCAAAATTCAAACAGTACATAGACGGCAAGCGGGCCGCGGCGGTCTAACCGCGGCGCATACCAGAACATAAAACGGAAAGAGGTTCGACATGGCAAAAAAACAGCTTGCGGAAACGACGCACAAAGGTGCGATCTCTAAGGCGGGCCCGCACTCGTCGCTCAAAGTGGTTCTCTCGTCGCTCGAATACGAGAACAAGCGCCGCGCGGCGCAGGGCCTTGCGCCTCTGTCCTACGGTAAGTACGTCGCAAAGCTCGAACGGAGGTAAAACATGAACAAGCAGGAACAGGCGGCCTCGGTCGCCGTTATCGGTTCGACCTCGGAGGCATACGCCCGCAAGGAAGAAGTCGAGCGGTGCATTTTCTCGGCGGATTTCATGCGCTTTATTATGGCGCAGCCGTCGCCCGACTACTGGACGCCGCGCCCCGTGCCCCTCGTGGGCGCCTGCCGCTATTGCGGCCAGACACGCCCAACGGCAGAGGCCCCGGCGGGCTCAATCAAGACGCAAGAGGACGCCGACGAATGGGCGAGCCGCACTTGCAACTGTGAACAGGGCCGCCGCCTCGCCAACGTCTGGACGGCCCGCGGGCGTATCAATGCCCTATTTGCCGATTTCTCGACCGACGTGCGCGATATGCTCGTCGAGATCGCCGAGCTCGTGCAAGACGAGGAAATCGGGGCGACCTCGACGGCGCTAGACGAATACTCGAAATGCAAAATCTACAAGAACGCGAAAGGCGTTTTGTTCATCACGCGAACCGACACGTCTACGAGGCAAGAATCTGTATAAGGTGGGTGAAAATGTACAATGAACGTAATTATTGCAATTCACAAGGAATACGCCGACCTCATTTTTGAGGGCAAAAAGACGATCGAAGTGAGAAAGGGCAAAATGCCGCATTACTACGACCGCGTATTTTTGTACGAGACGAAAAAGAACGGCGGCGCGGGAATGATAGTCGGAGAATTTGAGCCCGACTCTCTTGTGCCGATCATGGAGACGAGCCCGGACAAAATGAGCGACAGCATGGTCGCGCAAACCTGTCTTTCGCGCATTGAGCTCGAAGCCTATGCGGGCGCACCGTACAAGAAACTATGCCTATTAAAAGTGAAAAAGGCCACGAAATACGAAAAGCCCGTACAGCTTAAACAACCCGGGCCGCAATCGTGGATGTATGCGAGAGAATGGGAGGTAAAACAAATTGATCGAGAAAATCATTGAGATCACGCCAACCCCGGCGGGCTCTATCGTGACGATTTACCCGACAATCGAATACAAGGCTATCGAGAGACGCCGCCGCGAGGCCGCCAAACGGGCGGCAAGGCTCGCAAAGGTAAAATCTCACGCGGGCGGCGCGGCCTTAATCGCGGGCCTCGTGCTCGCGCTGGGCACGGCTGGGGGCCTCGATTGCGAAACGATCAGCCTCGCGCAAGGCGCGGCACAACTCGCCGCCTCTCTCGCCCTCGTAACTATCGGCAGCACCGCCGCGGGCATTTTCTACTAAAGCCCCGGCGGGCTTTTCTCTACCTTATATATAAGAACAGCGCGTTTGCGGCCCTCGGGCCGCGGGCGGGCTTGTATAGGGTATTAAAATAGCGACGGTCTATAAATGCCGGGGAAAAGGGGCGGCGGGGAAAAACGAGGGCGAGGCTACTGAACATAGCCAAAGAACTAACCTGACGCCTCGCCCGGTGTTTGTCCCCGCGAGTTCCCCGAGCCTCATTTTCTACCAGTAAAAGAAAATCTTTCCCCGCGAACCATGCCGGGGCAAGCAAAGGAACGGAACGCATGAAATCTTTTTACAGAGAGCGCCGCCATGTTTGCGGAAAGACGATCGCCTCGGCGAAATATCAAGAAGTCGATATTTACCCCATGACGGGAACGGTAGCCTCGAAAGCCTACGACAAAGAGGCCGCCGCGCCTCGACGTTTGCCAACGAGAAAGGCACAAGCAAACCTCAACGACCGAAACGCCCGCCGCCATCTTGTGCAACTGGTCATTACGAATTTTAACGAGCGCGATTTGCACGTTACGCTCACCTACGGCCCCGGCCAAGAGCCGACGACCGAGGCAGAGGCCCGCCGAGATCGTGACAATTTCGTTCGTCGCCTTGCCGCCGCCAACAAAAAGGCGGGCGGGGCGCCGCTGAAATACATAATCGTCACCGAACACAAGGACGCCGACCCCGCCGCGGGCGTCAAGGGGATTCGCTATCATCATCACGTTATTTTGTCGTGTGGCCTCGACCGTGACAAAATAGAAAGCCTATGGGCCCGCAAGGGCGAACGGCTCGGGCGGTGCAATGCCGACCGTCTGCAATTCGAGCGCGGCAGCATCGAGGCACTCGCCCGCTATCTGCTGAAAGACGCCAAGCGCTCGCGGCGCTGGAAACAGAGCCGCGGCCTCGTGCAACCGAAAAGCCCACGCCCTGCCGACTGCAAGTATACCCGCCGGGGCGTTGAGAAAATCGCGCGAGATTCTGCGCTACTGCACGACCCCGATTTTTGGGCAAAAAAATATCCGGGGTGGATTCTGAACGAGGCCGAGGCCCGATATACGGACGCCCTCGGGTGGTACATCTATCTCAAAATGCACAGGGAGGGGCCGCCGCATGGGACTAAGCGAAAAGGACATTGACCGCCTCGGGCCAGCGGCCCGCGCACAGATCACCGCCGCACTGAACCACGCCGCGGCCAGAAAAGAAACCTTGCGGCCAAAACGTGCCGACGAATTTGAAAGCACCCTCGAGGCCCGGTATTACGAGACGGAAATCGCCCCGAGAATCTACGCGGGATTGATCGACACGGTCGAGACGCATAAAGAATTTTTACTCATGCCCGCCGGGGAGTATTGCGGCCTAAAGCTACACAGCGCGAAATATACGCCCGATTTTTTCATCGTCTACAAAAACGGCTCTATCGAGGTCGTCGAGGTCAAGAGCAAGGCCGTGCGGCGTTTGCAAGGCTCGTATGTTTACCGCCGCCGTCTGTTTATAGAGCTATTCGCCCGCCCGAACGGGTGGAAATTCACAGAGGCTATTTTTTAGGAGGCTAAAAATGCAGCTTGAAAACGCTATCGTCATAAGAATCAAAACGTCGGGGTTCGACCTAGACAAAATCGCTCAAAGCGGGCATTGCTTTCGATGGGTTGAAATCGGCCCGTCGAAATATCTCGTCATTGACGGGCGGCGGCAAGCCTTGCTCGAAAAAATAGAACCGAGCGCCTCGGGCGTCTCGGGCGTCTCGGGCGTCAAGATTTCTTGTGCAGATATGCCCGGACACCCCGCGCACTGGTTCCGCTATCTCGATTTGCAAACAGATTATAGCGCCATGCGGGCGGCGATACCGTGGCAGGACGCGCCGACGACCGAGGCGGCCGACATTGCGAACGGCGTGAGGCTCTTGCGGCCGAACCTATGGGAGACGATCATAACCCTCGTGATAAGCCAAGGAATAAGCGTCGAAAAGACCCGCGCAACGGTTACGCGAATGTGCGCGGCGCTCGGCGACTTGTGCGGCGGCCCGTTCGGCGTTTACCGGGCGTTTCCCGGCCCCGACGCCTTGCGCAACGCCACGGAACGGCTCAAGAGCCTCGGCCTCGGATACCGCGCCCGCTACGTCTCGAATATCGCTCGCCTCGTGCTTGAGGGCGAAATCTGCCTCGACTATCTGCAAACGGCAGACTATACCGAGGCCAGAACGTACCTCAAGAGTATCGACGGAATCGGCGAAAGAATTGCGAGCTTGATTTGCCTCTACGGCCTCGGCATGAAAGAGGCGTTCCCGGTCGATACGAATTTCAAGAAAATCGTCGCCCGCAAATACGGCGGACGTTTCCCGGTCGAGCTCTACGGCACGAACCGCGGCGTCGCGTGGCTGTATGTAACGACCGCCGACCGCATGGAGAGGGGGCGCGGAAAGTGAAACGAGAAAAGAAGTCGAGAGACGTGCTCAAAGCGGCTCTCTACATCGTCCGCGGCCAACCGCGCCGCGAGCGGCAGTATCGAGACGCGGTCGAGGAAATTCTCGGCGCCGGGGGCGTACAGTGTGCCGAGTATACAATGCGCGGCGGTGAAAAAGCTCGGGCCTACTTGCCAGGGGCAAAGGGAAAGACGGGCAACCCTACGGCGTCAAAGGTCGAGGCCATCGACGCACTCGAACGCCTCGGGTATGTTAAGACCATGCGCCGGGTACAAGAGGCGTATGAGGCCATCGGGGGCGATCTTCCCGAGAAAATGCGGCAGGACTTGCAACGGGCGATTTCGCTCAACTGCGCAGATGGAAAGCGCTACACTTACGAGCGTTTAAACGTGGGCGGAATAGGCCGCTCGGACTTCTACACGCGCCGCGCGGCGTTCCTTGCCGACGTGGCCGCGGGGTGCGGCCTCGAGTGAATTGCGGACTACGCACCGCTTTTGTGTGCTATTATGTGTACGATACGAATAGAGGGCAGCCATAGCGGCGGCCCTCTATTGCTTTACACGGGGGCAGCTATGGCGCGGGAATTTGCAAAATCTTTTTACGCCTCGAAGGCGTGGAAGAAATGCCGCAAGCAGTACATCGACAGCGTCGGCGGACTGTGCGAGCGTTGCCTCGCTCGCGGCGTCGTGAAACCGGGTTATATTCTGCACCACAAAATCAAGCTCGAGCCGTGGAACATAGACGATCAGAGCGTCACACTGAACCCAGCTAATCTCGAATATGTTTGTCTCGACTGCCACAACGCCGACGAGCTCGGCGAGCACTCGGGCACGGGCCCGAGGCACAAGCCGAGGCGGGCGAGGTTCGACAGCGCGGGGCGGCTACTCCCCCCATAA